GCGGGAGCAGTTGCACTTACTATTTCTTCTATTAATTCAATAGCATCGGCATTGGTAACTTTCTTGCTAACTCTTTCGTATGCTTCTGCGTCAAGATTATTCTTCAAAAATCCTTCTACAGTTTTGATACGTTGTTGAGCGTTATCACCTAGCTTGGCTATTTCCTGTTCGTGAGATACTTCTTCTACAGCACTCGCTTGAGCTGAAAGCAACTCCCACGCCTCACTAAATGCGTCTTGAGACATATTTGTTTTAGTAGCAAATTCTTGCAACTCAGACAACAAAGCATCGTCTGACTCTACGCCTTCTGGTGCAGAGTAACCGTCTTTAGGTGCGCCAGTAAACCCGCCAAACTTCTTTTCTAATTCGCTGTAACCTTTGGCCTGTTCTGCCACAGAACCATATTTAGGATTGAACCATTCTGGAACCTCGCCAGCCCCTTTAATTCCTTCCGCTAAAAAGTATTCACCCTCTTGTAGTTCTGGCGTTGCTGAATCTAACAGGGTATCGCTTGCCGTTTCTTCTGGTGCGGCCTGATCTTCTAAACTCATAATTTATCCCACGGTAGTTGTATAATTTTTCGAGCCTTACTTAAAGGCTGATGTTTGTTTAATATCACACACAATGCTTGCTTGCCGTTTAACAAAGCAAGGGTATTTACGTCTATCCACTCTACATGCTGTCCTTCTTGCGTACAGCGAAACGCGCAAAACTTTTTAATATAAATAAAAGAGTCAAACTTGTATAACTTGCCTAAAGATTGCAACCACTCAAAGTTAAACCCAATGGCTTCAAGATGCTTTTTGCTTTCTGCCTCTATTTGAACGGGTATATCTTTAACTTCTTTTACTGGTTTTTCTTTTACTGGCGCTTTTTTTACCGGCGCTTTTTTAGCTTTTGTCATATAATTTTAGCCTGATTAATTTGATTAAGTATAAACTTTACTACACCCGCCTCGCCGTTATGGTAAGCCGCCTCGTAGTTAATGTTGCTAGACCCAAACGATGTATCATTGTTGTAGATAAACCGCTGATTAAGGTCAGCAAATACTTTCTTTCCTTCATCACTGTCAAAGCAACGGCTATACGCCTTAGCCAGTTCAGCCGCTTCTGCTTGACGGTTTTTAAGCTGTTTTTTAGCACCCTCAGTATCGACTGATGCCCCGTCTATTTCTTCCCAACTCACTGAATTGGCCTTGGCGCTTGTGTTAAGCCGCTTTGCTCTGCCTCGGCTCCCGCTTGAATGATGTTCTGCTTGTCGGTCTCGCTTCTAATTAGCTCGGCTGGCATTCCTGTTTTCTCTCCCGCCCACGTTCCAAAGTTTTCAATAGCAAACGCCATAGGTATAGCTTCTGGCCCTGCGGTCTGCACTACAAACTCTACCGCCTGACGTACTGACATTAAATCTTCACCGTCTTGCGCCTTAGCTAAGGGCGATAAAAACTTAATATCTATCTCTTTACCGTCCAACTCAATAGGGGTAATAAGCCCTCGACGAGTCAAAATAGCCACAACACGCTTAATAATAGGTATTAATACTTCTGTTTGCAAGCGTCCAAACGCAGAACCTATACGCTTTGCCAGCTCTCTCGACTCAATAGCAACCTCTGTAGCACTTCGCACCGCACCGTTAGGGTCGCGCAAATCGTTAAATAACGCACGTTTAATAGCCGTTTGTAGTTCTACAATCTCAAACTGTGCAAGCTGTAAATTAGAGCCAGTATCAAGGCGAGAAATAGACGGATTGCTAGAGTTGTTAGAACCTACAGGAATAACAATTCCGGGACTTATAGCGATATTGTATGGATTAGTTACACCGTCATCGGTGGCGGTAAACATACCCGCTAAATCAATAGCGGCTTTCTGTAGTACAAACTCTTTAGCCTTGTTAAGCGATCTAACATCAGGGTAGGCTTGCAATGCGGGGCCTCGACCTCGTATTTCGCCAGACACTTTAGAGTAGCGACCTGTCAGCCAAGGGCTGGACGTGCCAAAATCTTCCATCCAACTTATATGGTCTTCATCTTTACACCATACACAGCCGTAATACTTCTTAGACTCAGGCATATACACTACGCCCTCGGATACGTCTACGTCTGCGTCAGGGTCTTGCTTAATCATTTCGGCCATCTGCTTAGATGGTTTAAAGCCTTTCCATTGTCTTTCAAGGTTTCTGGCTTTGACTTTAAATTTGCGCCAGTGCGTTTCTATTCTGCCATGCGGCCCTTCTTCAAAAGCTATGCCTTTTTGTGGAATGGCGCTAAAAATAATAGGGTCGTTGTCGTCTTGGTTTTCGTCAATGCGTAAAGTGCCTGTACCCACTAGCAAGTCAAGCGCGTGCTCGTAAAACTGGGTAGCAAAGTTAGACCGATTTAGATAGTCAAAAACAATTACAGCCTGCTTTTCTAGGTTATTTCTAATTTCCTGTTCAGTAACACCGTAGTCGCCGCTTTCAAGTAACTGTAAAACTTGGTCTGACGGGGCAAAGGTAGCCCACCGAGACCAGATAGGCGCAATGTTTTCCTGTAGCTTGCTTGCTCCCTGCTGAATAGCCTCTAAAGCCGTAGAGTCAAAAATGCGCTCCATCTTTTTCTGACCAACTGTAGTGCTTTCAAACAAGTTGCGATTAGGTAGGAAATACTCATAAACATCATCAAGCGTACTATGCCAGCTAGCTTGACGACTAAAAGCCTTAGCTTCTCGTTTTTTTAGGTCGTTAAGTGACCCTAGCTCTTTAGGAAGTTCCATATTATTTTTTCTGCATACGTTGATTCATGCCGCCATACGCCCCGCCTTTCATAGAGCCGCCACCAGATAGCATACTGCCACCTGTAGCTGTGCGTCCACCGTTCATAGTGCCAGCACCGCCCCTACTTTTAGAAGCCCCTTTGCCTAGCATAGATTTAACGCCTAGCTGACCTGTGCGTACCGATTTTATTCTGCGTTCTTCTTCTTCAATTTCTTTGTCTAACTGGATTTGCTGACGGGCTACCAATGCCGTTTCTTCGGCAGTAGGCTTAGGCTGTTTTGGGCGTTTCATTTTGCGACCTCAAATATTTATACAGTTGATAAGGCGTAATAATAAACGGCTTATTTATACCTAGTACCTGTTTAGCATGACCCACACAAGTATTAAGCATAAATAATCCCCGCTTTGATTCCTTCTGGGTTACGCCCATAAGTTTATACGGTTTGTCAAGTATATCATTTTTATCGCTTACAGTGAACAGATCAAACTTGCCAGTAGTTTTCTGGAAGATTAGGTAGTTGTACCCAAGGGGTTTAATGATCGCACAGTGTTGTATTTCTTTATGCAGGAACCTTGACCACCAATGCCCGTCATCTTTTGTAAATGCAACGTATATTTTAGAATACACTAAAGTTTGCCTTAGCCTGTATAGGCTTTGTAAAGTTTTGTGATCGAGATAGCGCCTGCCTACCCTCACCCTCGCCTTGTAGCCCGTACTCTAATGCTTCAACAAAGTGCGAGTATTCATTCTTATCGGGCTTGTCTGCGTAACGCTCACCAGATACTTGAACTCTTTTATAGCAGAAGCCACCTTGTAAGCCTTTTCGTATCATAGATGCTTTGGGTAATACTGTAAATCTTGGTTTCCCGTCCATTGCCATTTCTTTCATTGGCACTTCTAGCGCGGCTCTACGCTTTAAAGGGTCGTTAGTTTGTGTAGGCTGACAAGGGATACCCGCGGCTCTTAGTATCTGAATAGCGGTGTCGTCGCTTGATTGTGTACTGTTACCGCCAGAGGGGTCGCCCCACCCCACATAGTTGTAATTAGGGTAATGTGCTTCTAAGTATCTTTTAAGTTCGGGGGCAAACTCCACCGCACCGGAGTCATTAACACCAAACTCGTCAAAGCATACCCAACGACCAATCGAGGTGCGTTGCATAAGCGCGCACGCGGGGGTTCTTCCAAAGTCAAAACCAAGCACAATAGGACTATCTTTAGATGGCGTAAAATCCAAATGCTGACAGTGTACAGAGTCGGTATACATAGGATGGACAGGTTTACCGTTTGATACAAATCCGTACTCATTTGCTAAGTTTACCTTTATCCAATCGTCTGTTTTGCCGTTTAATCCGCGTTTGTAGTAGTTGTCAGGCAGGTTAATAAGGTTTTCGGCATCATCGTTAATCTTCCACGACTCACCGTCTTTGTATACGCCACCTGCTTGTCGATAAAAAGCCCAATCTTCGGGTCGTTCTATTTCTGCTAGTTTAAAATACCAGTGATCTTCGTCGGGTGCGTTAGAGTCTCCTAGCATACCGTGGTGCGTAGGTCTTGCTCCCTCTTTGTTGGATGGGTATCTACCGTGACGTAGATCAAGCATATCAAGGACAGCCTTAGAATGCTCTTTAGTCTCGTTTAGCCATACCCATGTTGTCTGTATACCCCTAGCTTTTTTAACGTGTTCAGGGCGATCAAAGGCAATAAAGATAACATCACACTCAACTCGCGTTCCATCATCTAATCTAAAGCGTATAAAGTGCGTAGGCGGTTCTTTGTTGCCTTGTTTAAAGTCTCCTAGCTCTCCGTGGATTTCTAGCCAGTCTTTAATGGTAGTAGAGAACAATTCTGAATAGGTATTACGAGCCGCGATTACCCTAGAAAGGCGCACATTATAGTTCTTGTGTGACTTATCCTTAACGGGTTCTTGTTCACACATAAGGTCAAACAGTTTAAGTATACATTGTACTGTCTTGCCAGAACCTAGCGGCCCCATAATAAAGGAGTTTCTAGCGCGGCAATCGGAAAAATCTTGAAGCACTTGGCCTTGCGGCATTAA